GATCCGACGCAGACCACGGTGAACGCTGCCTATCTGCAGACGTTCCTGGACGACGCATCGTCGGAAATCGACACGTATCTCGAGTCGCGGCTCACGCTGCCGCTTACGACCGACGTGCCGGCACGGCTGCTGACCATCTGCATCGATATCGCGATGTACAACATGCAGCAGCTGCGACCGACGCATGACCTGCAACTCGCGAAGACGCGTTACGACGCTGCGATCGCGATGCTCAACCAGTTCAAGGACGGGACGCTGACGCTCGGCTTGAGCGTGGGCGGCGTGGAGCCGGCCAGCCAGCCGGATGACGCGGTGGTGATCGCCGGTGGCGGATTCAAGGAGCGCGTTTTCTCGCGCAAGAGTTTGAAGGGCTATTGAAAATGGCGGTGGTCGAGCACGACAGGAAGGGGCGCCAATCGCGCAGGCGTCGAAAATTAGCCGTCATGTGACGGTAAGGACGATGGGGAGGATGGGCCGGGTGAAATACGCGACCGAATGCGCCGAATGCGCGGGACTGATTTCGAAGCCGCGACATCGCAAAAAATATTGCTCGCGATCGTGCCAGCAGGCGGCGTATCGCAAGCGTCATTTCCGGCGCGTGCGCCAGGCGTCGAAGCGCAACGTGCGCGGGCTTTCACCTGAGCAGCTGCAAGTGCTCGAGGCGTCTCGCCGCGCGCTCGCAAATGCGCGCCGCATATATGAGGCGGCCGCCTGAATGGAATCGAGCGCCGGCATATCGCTTTCAATGAAGCTGGACGAGCACGGCTCGCTCGACCGAGTCCGGCGCGCGATCCGGCTGACGATTGCGCCGAAGCCGCTGCTCGAGGCGGTGGGCGCGACCCTCGTCACCTCGGCGCATCATCGGTTTGAAACCGCGACCGATCCTGACGGCAAGCCGTGGCAGCCGATTGCGGCATCGACCAAGGCTGCGCGCCAGGAGCGGCTGACGACGCGTAGCAAGAAAGGACTCGCCCAGTCGGCAATGGCGGCGCTGTCGGGCAAGACCGGTAACGAGCCGCGCTTTATCACCGGCCGCAGCGAGCGGTCGATCACATTCAGCGCGACTGAGACCACGCTCGCCGTCGGCTCGAACTACAAATTTCCAAAGGGCGAGAAATCCGCGCTGGCGATTCACGAGCTGGGCGGAAAGGCCGGACGTGGCCACGCGGTGACTATCCCGGCGCGTCCGTCACTCGGAGTCAGCCGCCAGGACGATGATGCGATCGGTGCACTGGCCGACGCTTTCTTCGGAGCTATCTGATGGCGGCGGTTGCTCCATTCCCAAGAGGCGGCGTCCAGTACTCGCCGCCGATACCGCTGGATATCACGACGGTCGAGAAAGCGATCGTCGCGCAGATCACGTCTTCGCTCACGGTCGCGCTCGGCACCAGCATGGTTGAAGTCGCTCACTACCCGGAACATCCCGAGACTTACAGGCTGACTCATCGTATTGGCGCGGTGCTCGTTCGCTACAACGGGTGCAGATACCCCGCCGTGTTCGACACCGAGGCCGTAATCCAGGAGCGCACGTTCGTCTGGTTTATCGCGGTGATTACGCGCGACCTGGGCTGGGCGTACGGCGGCCAGCCTAGCGGTGTTTCGCCTGGCGCCTATGCGCTGCTCGAGGCGATTCGCTCAGCGCTGACGGGGTACATCGTAAAAGGCTTCCGCAAGATGTACCCGGTCAGTGAGGAGCACGAGGGCCGCGACAAAGAAGGCGGTGCCTGGTACTTCAACGCGATTTACGAGCACGTGACGTTGGCGCTCGAACAATCGACGACGCCGAATCTCGCTGTGCTGCAGAAGGTGCAGGCGTTCGAAGAGGGCGGCCAGTCAACGATAGCGTCGTCGGCGGCGCCTTTCACGTTCGGTGGCGCGGCGCCCGGCACGATTCAACTGCCGCAAATCAATCTCAGCAACGTAGTGGTGTGGAGCAACAACCTGGAGACCGAGTACGTGGCGGGGACAGACTACACGGTGGATGCGACGTCGGGACTTATCACGCGAATCGCGATCGGCGGAATCGGCGCGAACGCGACGGTGCAAATCGCGTTCGACTACGCCGACGTGGTGACCGCAATCCAGGGCGGCGGAACGGCGCCGATGAATCCCAGCAATTGAGGAGCGCGCAAGGAGCTTGAGAACAAATGGCTGACGAAATTAAATTCCGGCTCCGTAAATCGAAGGACGGCAAGTTCTACCAGGTGATTCGTCCGGACGGCACGACGCGGCCGCATTTCCTTTCGCTCGACAAGCGCGAGCTGCCGATACCGGTCGAGGCGTTTCGCTACGGCCGCGACCCGCATCGGATTGCTCATCGCGCGGGCGCGTTCATGTTCGACAAATACTGGCGGCAGTTCGTCGCGATCGGCGACGTCGATATCGCGCCTCGAGGCGACACGAGCGAAGAGCAAGTACTCGAGACCGATCCGCGCGTGATCGATTTCTTTGCTCTTGCGGTGCCGGTGCGAGTCGAGGACGCGGCGCGCGCATTGGCAATTCATCGGCGGGAGCAGCTCGAAGGCAAAGAAGCTGCAGCGGTTCCGGTCGCGCCGGCGGCTGAACCCGACGTCCACGCGGATGCGGCGGCGCATTTGTCGCGAGTCCAGGTGAGCGAGGTCGACAAGGACTAATGTCAGCGATGAAAAGCGAGACTTACACAATCAGATGGTCGCAGGACCGCTCGCTCTATTTTCTGGAGCCGAAGCGCGGCGGGTCGGTCCGGGGCTTTTGGCTCTCGAAAAAGAGAGGCACCTACCCGGTCACGCCGGCCATGATCAAAAACCCGAACTCGGGCGTGGTCGCGTTCGACGGCTACTACCGGACGTGGTGCTCGATGCGCCTGTTCGGATCTCTGATCCGCCAGGGCGAGCCGCAAGAGAATGTCACGGCCGACCACGTGCTGGTGCGGGACTACCTGGCGGCGGATACGCCGGCAGCCAGGATCGTGACGCTGGAGGATCTGGCGGCCGAGGAGCGGGAGAAGGCCGCGTTCGACGCGCAGCTCGCCGCGCGGCCGGTCGTCCACTATTTGCGCGGCCAGCTCGTCGATCTCAAAGGCCGCAAGAAGCGCATTTGAATGTGGTTCAAACGGCTGTGGAAAAGGGCGCGCAGATGTTTCAGGCGCCCGAGGGCAACAAAACTCGTAATCAAACTCGGGAAGCCGAGCAAACAAAGAAGGAAGTGAAGAAAAATGGGAAGTCCAAGTCAATCACCTAATTCGGCGCCGTCACCGTTCATCCTGCTCGATGACCAGGTTGTCAGCGCGACAGTCTCTTTCGTCGACGACGAGGGAAATCCCGCGACGCCGCCGGCTGGCGCTGTGCCCGCGTGGGCGTTGGTCGATCCCGACGGGACACTCGGAATCACGCCGAGCGCCGACGGGCTTTCGTGCGTAATCAAGGCGAGCGTCAAGTTGACCGTGACGCAGGCTGCGCAAGTCAACGTGTCGGCCGGTGCGCTGAGCGGAAGCGTGCAGATCCAGGTGAACGCCAGCGCGGCCGCCGCGCTCGCGATCGGCCTCGGCACGCCGGCGCATCAGTAGAGAGAGAGGACCTGAAAGAGAAACCGCGCGCGGGTAACACCGCGCGCGGTGACCGACAGATCTGAACGAGAGGTAGGCAATGCCAGCAGCATATCTTCACGGCGTCGAGTTCATCGAGAACAATAGCGGCCCGGTTCCTATCAAGGTCGTTCGCAGCGCCGTTATCGGATTGGTCGGCACGGCGCCCACCTGGTCTGCGCCCGGCGCAATCCAGCCGTGGAACCTGAAATGGAACGTGCTGGCAGGGCAGCAGATCCTCGACGCGAACGGCAACGTGCAGACGTGCGTGACGCCGGGCACTACGGGCCTGACGGCGCCGGCCTGGGCGACCGGGCTCAACGCGCAGACCGCGGCCGACGGCGGAGTGACCTGGCAGCTGACGATGCTAGCCGGCACGCTGGGGCTGCATGCGCCGACTCTGATCGGCAGCGTGAATCAGAACGCGCAGTTCGGCGCGCTGATTCAGGGCTACACGATTCCGTACGCGCTGCAGACGATTCAGGCGCAGGGCGCAGGCCAGGTGATCGTCGTCAACGTGTACGACCCGATCGCGCACGTCAGCACGATCAGCGCGGCGGCGATGTCTTTCCCCGGCAGCGGTCCGCAGGTGATCAACCTCGGGCACATGGGCGTGTCGAACGTCAAGATCACCAACTCCGCCGGCTCGACCACGTACATCCGCGACACGGACTTCAGCGTCGATCCGGTCAACGGCATTGTCACCGCTCTGAATGGCGGCGCGATCACTCT